AATATTTATTTTAAAAAGTTACCATAAAATATTTATTTTAAAAAGTTACCATAAAATATTTATTTTAAAAAGTTACCATAAAATATTTATTTTAAAAAGTTACCATAAAATATTTATTTTAAATACTACACTTTAATTTAAAAACTTATTATAAAATATTTATTTTAAATATTATTTAATTTAGGAAATCATTTAAAAATTATTATAAAATATCTTATTCTAAAAAATATTTATTTTTAAATTTTATTATATTTAAAAATAAGAAAATTATTTAATATATAAATAAATGAATAAACTTTATAATATTATAAAATTATTAGAATTAAATACAAATAAAATTAATTGGAATATAATAAATTGGGAAAATATACAATCTGAAACATTATGTTTATTATGTTTAATTGATAAAAATAAAATACCATTAAATAAGTTAACAATAGAACAATTAAAATCTATATTACAACATTCTGAATTAGAAGAATTTATTAACAAACACTATTATAATATTGAAAATATATTATCTAATTTTAATATTGATAGTAAAGAATATATTAAATATAATAATAATGATAATATAATTAATAAATATATTAATATTTCTAATTATTGTAATAATATTATAATTAGTCAGAATTGTTCATTAAATATATTAAATAAAAATTTAAATTATATAAATTAGGATGGGATATCTTTACGTAATGATACATTTGATTTATTAAATAATAAATCCTGATAAAATTAATTGGGAAAATTTATTAAATTCATCATATATGACTAATAATAAAATTTTATTATTTAAAAAATATTCTAATTTAATTAATTGGACGAAAATAAATTTAAATACAGCATTTTTTTATATAACACCTTTTGAAACATTAGATGAATGGGAAATAATGCATAATGATAATACAAAATTAATAAAAAAATATATAAAAAATTTAATAAATAATTTAAATAATAAAATAGAAATTAATTTAAATAATTTTGAGTTTAATTTAGATAATGAAATTAATAGTATTAAAATTTATTATGATTATAAGATTAAAAAATTAGAAACAAAAATATTTAATAATTTATTTATAATATTATTTTTATTATTTTATATAATTATATGTAAAATATTTTTTATTATTTTAAAATTATAATAATATATAATTAATTGGTATATGTTATCAATAAATACTAATTTTAGAACAATTAAAATATAATATTAATAAATTATATTGGTCTAATTTATCTTACAATTTAAATTAATTATGATGGGCTTTTATTTAATTTATTTTTTTTAATATTTTATATCTAATATTTATTATATATGGAAATTAAATATTTAAAATATAAAAATAAATATTTTAAATTAAAATATCAAAATGGTGGTAATGAGTATACAACTACTATTGAAAATATAATTAAATTACTAATGGAAAAACTAGAGAATTGTAAGGATGATATAATTAAAATTGATTCATTAGATTTATCTTTTCAAGTCTTAGGACAATTAATTATGTTAAAATATGAAGATAAATTAGAATATAATAATTATACATTTAAAAAAGAGAATGACGAAATTATAGTATCACAAAACACAAAGTTAATAAAAACATTATTATTAACAGATATTAAAAATTTATATAATGAAAAAACAAAAGAATGTAGTAATATTAAACTTAATTCAAACTACACTTTAAATTTTTCACAAATTAATCAGTTAATTAATAATCTTAGTGCTAATTTTAATGATAATAATATAACTTTTGTTAGAAATAATAATGATATAACTATTAGAGGATAAAATAAATTATATTTACAATTAGGATTCATAATTAAACCTATAAATTGTCTTGTTCTATTACTTTTATATTTATACTTTTTAATTAAATAATTTTATAACTATTAGTAACATAATTATTTTAGTTATTATTTTTTAAGTTTCTAGCATAAATTAATTATATAAAACCTATTATTAAATGAATATATTAATATTTAATCTACTAAACTATCTTGTTCTATTACTTTTATATTTTTATAAATACTTAAAAATAATTCACATGGATCAAAACGTGTACCTGCTCTGGTTTGTAATGATGAAAAAATATTAACCATAATTGCTTGTGAATAATAATTTGTTATTAATTCATCTTTAATATCAGCGATTCGTGGGTTTTTTTCTTCAAATATTTTTAATAATTTTTTAAAACATTTTTTATGATTATATTTAAAACTACTAGTTTGTTTAAGATATTTTTTCATAATATTATTAGCATCTTTAGAAATATTATCAAATAGTTGTACAAATATTTCACTAGTTTCAGATTTAATTTTACCACATTGAAAAGCTAATATAATAGCATCAATACTATATTTATAGAGTTGTTCATAAGTTAATGTTTCAATCTTATTTAATATATCAGAATTAATACCAATTTCAGAAACAACTGTTAATATATCTTTTTCATTAGTAATAGTGGAGTTTTCTAATTTATGAATAATATCTTTAATATTAATAGACTTTTCTGCGGCATTAGTTTTAATCATATTAATAATATCAATATATGAAATTTGTGACATTTTAAAATAAATAACATATATAAATATTAAAATATTTAAAATTTCAATTTTTTTTCTTTTTAGATTTATTATTTTTATTTTCATTATTAATATTAGTTTTAATATCAATCCATTTTTTATATTTTAATTCTAAGATATCTAATTCATCTAACCATATATTTTGTATTGTTTTATCTTTTAAATTATTATATTCTATTTGTTTTTCTTTTTCTTGTTTTTTTAAATCTTCAATTTTTTCAAAAGTTAAATTATAAATAGGCATAGATAATAAATAATCAAAAGATAAATTATTAATATCAGATTTACTTTTACCTAATTTTTTAAAATTTAATTTTAGTAATTCATTTTCAATATCTATTTTTTTTTTATTATGAATATTAAGTTCTTTATTAATTACTAATAATATAAATTTTACTTTAAAAGAGATTAATTCTAATTGATATTCTAAAATTTCTAATTGATATTTTTTCCTATCATCATATAATTTTAATCTTACATTATAATAATCATATATTATTTCATCAATATTATTATATTTTTTAATAAATCCATTAGGACTATATAAATGCATATTATTAATAGAATAATTTTTAGATAAATGTAATAAATCATTTATATTTTTATTTATTAAATAGTTATTTTCAAAAGTTAATTCAAAATGTATTATTGAATCTGTATTATTATCTTTATATTCAATAAAATTATTTTCTTTTTTCTTTTTCTTTGAATCTTTTTTAATATCATCTTCAATTAACATTTTTTCTAAAAATATTTTATAATCACTTGTCCATGTTCCTACAGGTAATTCTGTTATAATTACTTTATTATTATCAATTATTTCATAACATCCTATTATTTCATAATTAGTATCATCAATTTTATTAACAGTACCTTTAAAACCTTGCCACCATGGATCAATTTGATTTAATGGTTTATTATTAATTAATAATTTTAAATTAGTAATAATATCTAATGGATTATATGGTGGAATTTTTGTAGAAAATCCTGTTCCAATACCATGTGTACCATTTACTAAAATCATTGGAATAATTGGTGCATAATATTCTGGTTCAATTGGTATTCCATCATCTGTTTGATGATTTAATATTGGTTCATCTAATGGATTATAAATTATTGTTGTTAATTCTTCTAACATTGTCCATATATATCTTGATGATGCTGCATCATCACCACCATTTAATCTTGTACCAAATTGACCATTTGGCATTAAAATATTAATATTATTAGATCCAACAAAATTTTGTGCCATACCAATAATAGCTGCATTTAAAGACATTTCGCCATGATGATAAGCTGCCCGATCAGAAACGAAACCAGCTAATTGTGCAACTTTTACTTCATCTTTTTCTAATCCTCTTAAAAATGCACCATATAATATTTTTCTTTGAGATGGTTTAAGCCCATCAATAACAGAAGGAATAGTACGGATTAAATTATCATTAGAAAAATGTATTAAATCACTATGTATAAAATCATAATATTGTATTTTTTTTTGTTCATACTTTAGAATATTATTTTTATCATAATTCATTAACCATGTTTTTCTATCATCTGCTCTACTTTTATCAAATGCTAACATTATTGCATCGTTATCAGGATCATTATCTGATTTTAAGTTATTCCAAAAATAATTTATTAATTTACTATGAATATCAATAAAATATTCTTTTGCTTCTGATGCTGTTGATGTTCCTAATCCTTTATAATATTTAATTTTCCAATTATTAGTATTATTAATTTCTTTCCATTTTTCATATTCTGTTAAATTATAAAATATTTGAATATCTTTATTTTTGAATGCTTTAATAATAGGTGTTTGTAAACTTTGAATAAATCCTTCATATTTAACTAATGAAGGCCATAATGAATGTAAAAAATTAATAAATAGTCCTTTAATATGGCATCCATCAGTATTATGAACAATCATTTGTCCAATACCAGCTTGAAAATGATGATTATCAGTTTCTAAATCATAAACATATAATTCAGTAGTACCTAAATCTATAATATTATTAATTTTATTATTTTTACAAATAAAATTTTTATTAATATTAAGAGTATATTTATTATTAGAAAAACTGATATTAACATAATAATTTAAATTAGTATATAAAAAGTATAAACATTGAGCAGTTATTTTATGTTCAATACTAATATTAAAATTATTAATTATTGTTATATATTTATAATTATCAAAAAAATAAATATCATTAATACCATTAATAAAACTTTCTTTCATTTTAATTTTTTCATTTAAAATTTGACTAGGAATAATTTTATATTTATCACTATTATAAAATAGAGTAAAATATTTATTAATAAAAAGATATGGTGGATTTATAATTGTTAAAATATTATTATTAATTTCTATATTAAAATCATATATATCATATAAAATACTTTTAATTTTATTTAATATAATTAAATTTTCATTTTCTATATACCATGATTCAGTTGTTAAATTACATTCACCACATATTAAAAATATACCCATTATATAAAGTTCATTTATATGAATTTTTGAATTACTTGTATTATTAAAACTTAATTCACTATGTAATAATTCATCATTTATTTTACATAATTTTGGTGATATTTCTTCTAAATTACTTTTTATTAATGAATGATCTTCTGTTACATCTACACAACCATTATCTGTCATTATTCTATAAATTTTTTTATTTACTAAATGTCTAATTACTTTTTTTATTGTTGTCCAGCCTTTATCTGTCCATGTTAAATAATTTGTTAATCCTATTTCTTTTGTTTCATATTTATTCCATTTATCTATTAAATCTTTTATATTTTTTATTATTATTGTTTCATTTAATTTTAATAATAATGGTGTGTCTCCTGTTACTGAATCTTGATCAGTTAATAATAATACATGTCCATATCTTAAATTACTAAATTTTGTTATATTACTATAATCTTCACCTTGTTTTAATCCTAATATTGTTTTTAAATTTGTTATTTCTTCATTTTTTAATAATTTAGATGGTACAGCATCTCTAACATTTAATAATTTACCTTTTAATGGGAAAACACCATAATAATCTCTACCAACAACACTTAAACCAGCCATAGCTGTAGCTTTAGCAGAATCACCTTCAGTTAAAATTAATGTACAATTATGTGAATCTTTAGTACCAGCTTTATTAGCATCTTCTAATTTAGGTATACCAGAAATTTTAGTTTGTTTTTTTCCATCAGTTTTTTTTAATGTAGTATTTTCTTTTAATTTAGTAAATTCAATAATTTGTTTAATAATACCACATTTAACTAATTTTTTTAAAAATACAGGTGATATTTCATATTTAGATCCAAATTTATCTATTTTTGTAGTTAAAACATCTTTAGTTTGACTTGAAAATGCAGGGTTTGTAATAGTTGAATTAATAAAAAATATAAAATTTTCTTTTAATAAATTATTAGATATTTTAAGTTCTTTCTTTTTTATATCTTTATCTTTTTTAATATAATCATTAATAAGAATTTTAATAATATTATCAATAATATATGAACAATGAGTGCCACCATTATAAGTAAAAATACTATTAACAAAACTAATAGTTTCACCACCACAATTAGGTTTATATATTATACCAATAGTCCATCTATCATTAGAATTATCATAATATATTTCATTTGATGGATAATATAATTCAATATAATTTTTAAAATTAGAACAATTAATTTTTTCATTATTAAAATATACTTTTAATTTATTATTATTAGTTCCAGCTATATCAATAGTTCTCCTATAAAATAATTTAAAATGATCATCATCTAAATTTTTAATATTAAATTTTTCAAAATCAGGATAAAAAGTTATTTTAACAGAACTTTTAGTTTTACTTGGTAATTTTGTTATAATTGCTTCTTCTACATTTAACATATTATTTAACCATGTTTGTTTATATTTTTTTTGTCTTTTTCCATCATCAATTTCTACTATAAATTTTTTAGAAAATATATTTGCTAGTTTTGCACCATAACCATTTCTACCACCTGTTATACGTTCTTCATTATCATTATAGTTAGAACTAGTTAATAATTCACCAAATATCATTGTAGGAACTAACATATTAAATGTGGGATGTTCTTCAATAGGTATACCAATTTCACCATTATTAAAAACACTAATAAATCCTTCATTATTATTATATTCAACTTTAATAGTATCACATGTTTTATCATTAGTAGAAGCATCACCTGCATTTACTAATATTTCATCAAATACTTTTAATAATCCTGGACAAAAAGTTATTTCTTCTTTAGTAATAATATCATTATTATAAACCCACATATTTTCTGTAATAGGTTGAATACTACCAATATAAGTATCTGATCTAATTAAAATATGTTCTCTTTGAGATACTTTATTATATTTAGTAACATCATTATTATCATTATTTTTTTTAGTCATTATAAATTATTTTATAATATTAAAAAATATATCTTTTTATATATATTTATCAATTTTTTTTTATAAATAAATATTAATAATAAATAATAATAAATGCCCGAGAAAATAACATTATTAAATATAGATAGTTTTAATAGAAATATATATCCAAAACATATATTTAGATCAAATAATAATATATTACCATCAAATCCATTATTATTTAAAAAAGATGATGATATAGTAACCATAAATTATCCTGATCATAATTTAAAAATAGGTGATAAAATAATAATGCAAAATGTAGAGGGTGATACTAGAATTATAGGAAATACATGTTATTTTTTAAATAATTTTAAGTATTTGATAATAATATTAAAAAATCATTTAATAAATTTAAATTATAAAAAATATATGGATTCATTATATATAAATATTGAATTATATGGTGAACAATATTTAGATAATATAATAAATAATATACCATTAAATTCTATATTAGGATTAAAAAAAATTTTTTTATCAGATGAAATTCCAATTAGTCAGGTTCCATTAACTGCATCAAATCAATTAATTCAAGCGGAAGTGAATAATATATTTACATCAGATTTATTTAATGTAATAGATACATTACAAGAATTAGTGAATTTATCAAAAACAGTAGTAAGTCAAAATTTTATGTTTATAGAGTTACCATATTTATATAATAATCAAAACGAGTTATTTACTACATTAAAACAGGTATTTAAGATAACTTATATGCATATAGGAGGAATAAAATTAGGATATTTAAATGCGAATTTTCCAATAAATGATTATAATTATCAGAGTTATCATGAAATTTATAATATAATAGATAAAAACAGAATACAAATAAAAATAAAATATAAATCATATATAGATATATCAGGAGGGGGAAATAATGTACAAATAATGAAAATATTAAATACAATAGATGGATTTCCAAATGCTAATAACTATACAATAGATTTAAAAAAATCATTTAATAATGTAACACAAATAGAATTAATAAGTTCAGAATTTCCATATATAGATTTAATAATAAAAAAAAATATAAATGATAAATTATATTGGTCACATTTAGAAGATGGACCATATATTTATAATATAACAATAGATGAAGGTAGTTATACATCATTAACATTATCAAATCAAATTAAAAATAAGTTAAATAATGTGGAAAGAATAAATAATAATAAATTAATTAAAAAATATAATATATTTGATGTATTATTTGAAATAAATACACAAACAATAATATTTACAGCATTTAATAAAATTAATTTACCAAATTCATTAATTATAAGATTATTAACAATTAATAATCAGTTATATTATATATTAACCATATTACATATAAATAATTTATTACAAATAGATGATACAATTGTAATAACTAATGCAAATGATACAACAATTAATATTAATAATAATATATTTTTAATTAATTCAACATATATAAATAAAGAATTTAAAATATATTCTATTGATACAAATAATCAAACATATGATGTTATATTAGGTCTAAAAGATGAAATTTTTATACAAAATACGGGTGAAGAAACACGTGGTGGTGAAAATATAAATATTCAATATAAAACTAAAGTAAGTTTTTTATTCGATAAGTCAGATACAATAGGTGAAATAATAGGATTTAAAAATGTAGGTGGAAAATATTCAATAACAGAATATAATTATATAATATCAAATAAAGATCCATATATAAATTCAATAAATTTAGATTATATAGGAAATGAATTAACATATTCAAGTGGATTTATAAATTTAACAGGACAATATAATTATTTTTTAATGTATTTAAATGATATAGAATATATATATAATAATAATTTACCGTCATCATTTTCTAAAATATTATTACAAGGAAATCCAGGTGATATATTATTTAATACATTTGTTAAAAATACATCATTAAAATTATATTCTAAAAATTTACCAATAAAAATATTAAATGAATTGAATATAAAATTTATATATCCAGATGGAACATTTGTAAATTTTAGAAATATGAATCATAGTTTTACATTACAAATAACAGAAGAAATTTAATTAATTAATAAATTAAATGTTTCTAAACATCTATAATTATTAATTATAAATCTTAATATATTTTCAATATTTATATACCAATATAAAATTAAATCAAAAGTAATAGTACTAAAATAATTTAATATTTGTAAATTTATTTCTAATAATATTTGATTATCTATTATTATTGGTACATTTTTTAATAAATTTAAAAATGATTTTAAAATTTCATCAACAGATAATTCTTCATTTAAATCATTAAAATTTTTTATTGCATTTTTTACTAATGATTCACATACTTGACCATATAACATTTCTTGTAATGATATATCTATATTATTTAACTTTTCTGTTAAAATATAATTTATTTTTATATAAATATTTTCTATATTCGTATCTTCTTCACTATTTACAAAATAAATATATAATGATTTTCTTAAAATATATTCAATATTAACACCAATAGTTAATTTAGTAATATATAATAAAATATTATAAATATTAGTAGATAATTCATTATTATTATTATTAAAATAATTTTCACAAATATCAGATAAATGTTTAAATCCATTTTTAATAGTATTTAAATTTTCAAAATCATTAGAAATATTTAAATTTTCAAAAATTTCTTTTTGTTTAGATAAAAGTAATATAATAACTAAATTATAGTTATTATTAAGTGGTTTATTAAATAATAAATTCCAATTATTCATTAATATAATATGATTATTAATAATATTATAATTTTTTATAATATTAACATCATCATTTATTTTATTTTTAATAAAATTAACAGATAATTTTGTTTTTGTAATTTTATTTAAATTATTAATTTTATTTTCAATATTAAATTTTAATTTTTTTAATTCAGATGTATTATCATATTTAAGATTATCTAAATAAATTTTATTATTATAATTTTCTAATGTACTTATTTTTTGATTAACTTGATTTAATTCTATATTTAAATTATTTAATAATGATGATGCTATTATATATTCTATATTATAATATTCATTAATATTATCAAATAAATATATATTAAATAAATTAATATGATTTATATTTATTAATTTTAATAATTCATTAAGATTATCAATTGTAAATAATGGTGTTGTTTTTAATAATTTAAATGATAAATAATGAAATATTAAATAAGAACATAAATAAAAAGATTCTTTTATATTAATTAAAATATTATTTTTAAATTTAGCATCAAATAAAATTTTATTTTCAATATCAATATATAAATTATTACTAATATTATTTAAAATTTCATATAAATTAGAATTATTAGAAATATTATATAATATTTTATTACAATTATTTAAATTTTCTAATTTTAAGTAATTAATATTATTTTCATCATTAAAATAAATACCTAATTCTTTAAATTTTATTAATGGTTCATAATAATAAATTTTTAAAATATTATTAATACAATAAATATTATTATTATTTAAAATTAATGGATTACAATTATTTAAAACTAATAATTCTATTATTTTATTATTAATATTAATAGTATAATTTAAATTTACTAATTTATTATTTGAAAAATCATTAGAATATAAAATAAATTCAGTTTTTGTAGATTTATTTACTGTTAAATCATATATATTAATAATATTATTATTATTAATATTTAATAATATATCATTTGAATTTATTGTATTTAAATTTATATTTAAATCTAATATTTTTATATTTATTTTATCCATTATTTTATCATCTATTACTTTATTATATTTATATGCAATAGCATTATTTATAAATATTTCAACACAATCTTTTATAATATCTTGAATTATTAATGCAATATAATAATTTTTTATTAATAAAGTATTAGATTTTATTAACTTATTTTTTATTAAATTTATTATTTCATCATTTAATGTAGTTACTATTTTATCATCTGAATTATTAATATAATTTAATATTTCAATTATTAGTTGTATTAAAACTCTTATATAAAATTGATCTAATATGTTATATATTGCTGGTGGTAATTTATTAGATTTATCTACATCATAACTCATATTTATTATATTATATTTATTTGTAATAATTATTTCATTATTAAAATAATTATTTATTTTTATTTGTTGTTTATCTAATAATGGTGGATTTAATATTTTAATATTATTATTTGATTCTCCTATATCATAAAATTTATCATAATCTGTATTTTCATTAAAAAAGTTATGATATTGTAATAAATTATTATTTAATAATTCATAATTAAATTTTAATAATTTATATTTTTTATTAGGATAATAAATATAATAATATAAATAATATAATGAGTTAATATAATTTAATTCATTTGTAATTGTATTTATATCAAATTTTATTATACTTTCTTTATTTTCACTTTGTGATAAATTATATAAATTAATTATATAATCTAATATATTATTAATTTTTATTATTTCTGTATAATATTCTGTAAATAATTTATGATATTCTTTTATATATCCTGATAATATACTATTAAATATATTTATATATTGTGTATATTTTTCTTTTATTTTATTTTGATAATGATGTATTAAATTTATTAATTTATTTATATATAATGTATTTAATGGTGCTATATATTCTGCTGTTCCTGTTTCTTTATTAGTTTCTATATTATAATAAAAATCATAAAACTCATTATTTTGATTGTTATAATTAAAATAATTTAATCCTTCAAAAAATCGTGTGTCTCTATCTTGTAATACATATTTTATATTATATTTATTATATATATCATAATAACCATTTTGACGGGTATTAAATGTTTTATTACTTTTTGGTCTATCTTTTTCTAAATAATATTTTTCATTATCATTATCATCATTTTGATATATATTAGTTCTATTTAAATTTATTCCATTATAAGTATTTCCATTTGATATATTACCTGCATTATGATTAAGATTAACATTTTTTAAACCTGGTTGGAAATATACTTCTGGTTTTATTCTTGGTTGTATTCCCTGCGCTGCCAACGCCCGATGACCTAGATTATTTTTTAATGGTAAATCATTAACATATTCAATAACTTTCATTTCATCTGGTGTCAGTCTTGTTAGTATTGTTTTATCTATTTCCTGGGGCGGAGTATTATATATTTCATTAATATTTAGAGGATTCTGCGGGGCCCGAAGATTTCTTGGTACAACTAAAATATTTGTTAAATAATGATCATTATTTATATTGTAGTAAAAATTTTTAAATTTTAAATTAGGTTGTATTATATCTCTAAAAACTCCATTTTGTGTCGGTGGTTCAAAAGCATAATAAGGATAATATATCATTTTTATATTAAAAGTATAATTTAAAGGTAATGGAAAATTACTTTTAACTAATTTCTTTTTTTTATTATCATATAAATGATAATCTAATATTTTTCCTTCATATTCAAAAACTCTTTCAATATTTGGTACTTGTAAACCTAAATTGTCATAATATTTATTTGGTAATAATAAAATATAATTATTTTCTTTTTCATTTATTATTGATGGTGGGTTAATATTTTGATTTATATCTACATCATGTGATTGATAAGTATTCACTGCGTTATAAAAAGGCCTAACCCCCGCCAATGGTGGAGGTTGTACAGTATTAATAATTCTAGGGACCCGGAACGCCGCAGCCCCTCCAGGGATTACGGGTGGTGGTGCTGGTGGTGCTGGTGGTGCTGGTGGGTTTATATTTCGTTGATTGTATTGTGGTTTTAAGGTAGTATAAATATTATTAATAAATGGTTCATAAATATGATTTAATTTAGTGTAAGAAGTATCACGTATACTATCATGATTAAATAATTTATAATTTTTATTTTTATAATAAATATTATCTAAATCATTAGAATTAATATTAATAGTATCAACTAAACCTAAATTATATAATCCTAAAATTTGTGATATTATAAATTTATTTGTATAATCTTTATTATTATCTAAATTTATATTATAATAAGAAAATAAATAACTAGGAATATTATTATTTACACTAATATTATTTGTATATGTATAATTATAATCTAATAATTCAATATTATTTAAATTATTATAAAAAATAAATATAAAATCTGTAAAAAATTGTTTATTTGGTTTTATTACTAGACTATTATAATAATCTATTATAATATTAAATAATATATTTTTTATTGTTTGTTTTTTATTTAAAAAATATTCTTTAAAAGGTTCCATAACTTTATCATTAATATTATTGTTAATAATTTATTGAATAAGAATATTAATGATATTAATTAATTTTAAGTCAGTATTTTTAGAATAAATATTATTTTTAAAATTATTATAATGTGAATTAATATCATTTAATATATTTTTAAATTCATTAATAGTTAAATTATTATCTAATAAAATATATAATAAATATATATAATTATATTCACTAGGACTTTTAATCATATTATTAATATATTTTATTAATTGAATTTTAAAAATATTAATTATATATTTATCTAAATTATTAGTATTTAAACTTTCATTAGTTAAAATTGATGTTAAAATTAATAATCTATATGGTAAATAACAGTCTAAATTATTAGTAGAGAATTTACACATAAGATCACACCACATATTATAAATCCAGATACCAATAATAATTCTATTATTTAATACATTTTTAATATAAATATTATACCATTTACTTGCAAAATTATTTTTTTCAATATTATTTTTAAAAACCCATTTATCTTCAAAATTATCAGTTATATTATTATAATAAAACTTATAATTTTGATAATGAACATTTTTATGTATTTCATTATCTAAAATTATATCAAATAATTTATTTTTATTAATATTATACATTTTTTCAGGTTCATAAATTGCATAATAGCTATAAATTATATAAATTATCATTTTACATGTTATTTCATAATTTAATATTTTAAATATATTTTGGTCTAAATTATTTAAATTTAAATCTAAAACATGATGTAATAATAATTCAGTATTATTATTTTTATTAAATTTATATCTTTCACTTTGTAAAACACTTGTTTTATCAACATTTAAATAATTTTTATAAAAATTATCATTTTTAATATATGGATAATCATTATAACATATATTATCATTATCAATAAACCAGTTATCTTTATTTATTATATTTTTACGTAATTTAATTAATGTATTATTTTTTAAAATTTCTATTATTTTTGAATTATTTGAACTATATATATAATTTATTATATTATTATTATTAATATCTAATAAATTTTCATTTAAATTTGGATAATTATTATTATTATCATTAAAATAGTTTTTATATCTTGTATTATTTATATCTAAAAAATACCATAATAAATAATCAAAATTTATATTATTTAATATATTTAAATCAATTGGTACACATAATAAATATAATATTATTGAAGATATATTATTTAATTTTGTTATATTATTAAATATTGTATAAATATCATTTTCATTATAATTTATTGAATTTTTATTAAATTTATCTGCTGTAAATAATATTTTATATTTTCTTGGACCACTCATAAAATATGAATCATTTAAATTTATTATATCTGATGCATTATCTAATGCATGATAATGTTTTATTATATTATTTTCTACTAATTTTGGTTCATAATAATCATTAAATGTTATAACATTTTTTGTTATAATTTTTTCATTATATGTTTTAAGTCTAACATCATTTAATATATAATTTGAATCTCTATATGTATTATAAAAACCTATATTAAATTTATCTTGTGTTAAAAATAATATAGGTAAATCTTGTTGTGGTGGTGGATGTTGTGCAGGTAAAGGACTTAAATATTCATCTTTATTACGATTATTTATATTTTTAATATTATTATTATTATATAAAATGTGACCTGAATATAACCATAAAAGTAAATCTTCATCATAAATAGAAATAGAATAGTTAGAATTATTACTAAATTTAAATTCTACTTTACTAAAAATGTTTTGATAAATATTTGATAAAATTTCGGGAACTGAATTTGTATTAATATTAATTATTTTATAATTATTATTTAGATTTATAATTTTATTAATACTATCTTTAATTTGTTCTTTTATCCATATTTTTGAATTATAATTTTTAATTAATCCAAACTCAGAATCAGTATTAATACACCATGATGTTTTAGGGTTTTCTATTTTATGTATCATTAAATATTCATTATTTAAATTAACATTTTTAAGTTTTGACAATATAACATTAGATAGTTTTAACTTTATTAAATCTAATTTTTCATTTAATAAATATAAATTTGCATGATATTGTTCATTTGTAAAATAAATTGATTTTAATACAAAATTATTAATTTCAAATTTAATATCTGAATCATCAAATTCATCAATTATATCATTTATTGTATTTTTTAATGTTTCTAATAAAGGTAAATTCTTTGAATCCATTAAATTTTTTATTATTTTAAATAAATTTTTTTTTATATTTAACATTTCATCTGAATTATTATTTATATTATTACTATTTTTGATTTCAATAAAATCTTTTTGTTTTATATTTTTATTTATTTGAATGTTACCTAAAAGTAAATAATGTAATGGAGTATATCCATTATCATCTTGAAAATTTGTATTTACATTTAAATTTATTAAATATTCTATTATATTATTTAATTGTAATCTACAAGCTTCATGAAATGGTGTTTTATTAATTTTATTTGGATAATCAGGATTAACACCATTTTGAACTAAAAATTTAATAAAATTTAATTTTAAATGCTCATCTTTATCTAATAATATTACTTCGTGAATTAAAGTATTATCATTTTCATCTAAAACATCAAGTGATAAGTTATTCATAGAAGAAAATATTAATATTTCATGAGTATTTAAATTTGATATTTTATTAAATAATTCTTTAATTTTTTTAATATCTTTTTCAATTTTTGGGATATATGGTTTATCATATCTTGTTATATCAAATTTATTAATATTAATTTTATCCATTATAATTAATAAATATTATATATTATTTATTTATAATATTTATTAATAATATTATTTAAATTATACTGCGCAATTACAGTTATTACATGTTTCACATTTATATAAATTTTCATAATATTTTATTTCATTTTCTAATATTTTATTTGTATTAGTTTGTAAAAATAATTTATATTCATGTATATCTTCTAAATTATTTAAATTTTTTATATATTGATCTAAACCTAATTCTTTTACATGTTTTGTCATAAATCTTCCATCATTCATATATGCAGGACATGTATTATTATAATTATTCATATATAATTATATTAGATATTTTATTTTATATTTAAAATTTCATAAATTAATTTAGTTTTTGTTTTTTTATTATAATCTATTATATTTAATTCTTTTGCTATTGTTTTTAATTCTGTTATTTTCATTTTCTCTAATTCTAATTTATTATATGTTGTTTCTTTTAATTCATTTATATTATTATCATTAATATTAATAATTACTTCATCACTTTTTTGTTTATCATTAGAATATATTTCTAATGGTTCAGTTTTATCATTTTCATTTAATAAATTATTATCAGAACAGTTATCATCAGGAATAATAATATTATTATTATCATTAAATTTGTTACTATATACAATATTATTAAAATAATCTTTTTTTATTAATTGAGATAAAAAATTATTAAATGATAATGATGTATCAAAATCTATAATATTATTATATTTATTAATAGGAACACTATAATTAGATTGAATTAATAATTATAAATTATTAATTTTACTATAAATTTGTTTAAATTCTTTATATATAAAATATATAATAATTAATATTATTATAAAAATAAATAAATTATTATAAAAAATATTCATATTATTAAATATAAATATAAGTTTATTTTTTATAAACTCACTATAAAATAAATATATAAAAATTTATAAAATTTAAAAACTATTTTTTTTTCTAATATTATTTATATGATAAGTTCAGAAGATATACAAGAAGTTAAAAATGATATTATTTTACTGATAACTGTTTTTGTAGTTTCAGATTTCGTTTTGCATATGGTTAAAAATAAAGCCTTATTTCAAACCGCATGGGTTAATTCATCATTAGGTGTGATATTAGGTTTTATTATTTATAGATTTTTTACCGATAAAATTACTAAATCATTAACCAATTCTAATAATATTAATCTTAATAATGCTATTGCTGATGTTGTAACCTGGTCAACTGTGTTTGTTGTTTCTAATATATTTATTTCATATATTAATAATGTTAAACCTAATTTTTCCAATGCATGGTTTATTGAACATGGTGCTATAATAGCTGGTTACGTAGTATATAGTTTATTTGTTAATTCAGCAATATCAGATATGAATATTGAATATAAAGATTTAATTAAAACATTAATAAAAGTATCAATGGGTACAATAATGTCATATTATGCTACAGGTGTGGCTATTAATGAAAACTCATTAATACCTTTAGGAGCAACATTATCTGGGTTTACTGTTTATCATTTAGTTGTAAAAAAATTAATGGAATAAATAAATAAATAAATTATTTTAATATTAATTTAAAAATAAAATTAATATTAATTTAAAACCTAAATATAATAAATAAATAAATGACAGGAGGACTTTTACAAATAATAACATCTGGAAAACAAGATATATATTTAACTATAGATCCTGAAATAACATTTTTTAAAAAAGTATATAAAAAATATATTAATTTTTCATGTGAGTTAAAAGAAATATATCCAGAACAAATACCATTATATGATAGTACAATATCATTTATATTAAATAATAAAGGAGATTTATTACATAGATGTTATTTAGAAATAGAATTACCAAATTTACATTTTTCGGATAAATATATACAAGATGAAATATATTTTAATACAAAAAAATTAAATATTAATAATTTAACTAATGATTATAATTATTGGAATAATTTATATCAAAATTTAAAAAATTTTGTGGATATTGAAATAAAATTATATAGAAAACTTAAACAATATTTAGATACTGAAAATATTACTATTAATATTTTAAAAGATGAAGTATATAAATTTAATTATTATAATAAAGAAAATAAAAATTTATATAAAAATAATATTCAAGATAATATTTATGAAAAAATTGATATTTCAGGATATATTATTAATATTAATCTTTTAATTACTAATAATAATTTATTTGATAATACTATTTATATTTCTAGAAATATTATTATTAATAATCTTGATATTAAACTTAATAATATGATTAGTTATTTAGAATTTTATCATTATAAAAAAACTTTATTTTTTAATAAAATTAATGATATTAATAACGAATACCAAATAAAATTTAATTATTCTAAATTTTTAGGTCATAATTTTTTTAATTCTTTTAGTATTGATGTTGGTGCTAATCAATTAGAAAAATATTCTAATGATTTTTTACATATTAATCAAATGCATAAAATTAATAATTATGAACTTGATAATTATTTTGATATGATTGGACATAATCAAAAATTAAATAATTATGATAATAACCCCAAAGGTGGTAATAAAATTATTGTTCCTTTAATTTTCTGGTTTTGTAAAGATCCAGGATGTGCTTTACCACTTATTTCACTACAAAATCAAACAGTTTCAATTAAAGTTAAAATTAATGATATTAAAAAAATTGTTTCATTTACTAATTTTGAATTAATGTTTTATAAACTAATTAATGTTAATATTGATTATATTGATAAAATTAGTATTAATAATAATTTATTTTATATTGATTATAAAATTAATATTAATAATAAATTTATTTCTTATAATTGTATATTTATTAATTTTGAAATATTAAAATTAAATTTTAATTTATTAAGTGATAATGATATTAATTTTTTATTAAATAATTATGGCACTAAATATACTAGAGAAGAATTAATTAATAATTATAATTATAATCATAATTATAATTATAAAGACTATGAATATATTATTAATAAAAATCAATGGATATATTTAATGAATAATATTAATTCATTAAATTTTAGTATTAAACAAAATATTGATTCTTATTATCAATATATAGATTTTAATATATATTATAGTTTAATTAATAATCCTAATATTAAATTAATTGGTGAATTTATTTATTTTGATGAAAATGAAAGAATTAAATTCGCTAATTCTAAGTTAGAATATATTATTGAAACTATTGATGAAAAAATATATAATATTAATATTAATAATAATTTTAATAGTAATCTTTTATTTAATTGTGAAATTGATTTTAATAAACCATGTAAAGAATTATATTGGTATATACAACCTGAAATTTTTTTAGATGGAATTACTAATAATGGTGAAAATTTAACTCTATTATATGATATTAAAAAATATTTTAATAATAATATTATTTTTAATCAAAATATTGAATTTAATAGTTATTATTTATTATTTGATAATATTGTTAATTATTATGATTTTAATTATTTTTTATCATATAAATATCTTAATAATTGTTTATTAGAAGGTATTAATTATTATTCTTTTTCTTTATATCCTGAATTATCACAACCTTCCGGTACTATTAATTTAACTGAAATTAAATCTAAATTTTATTATGTTTATATTAATAAACTATTTATTAATGAATATATTAATAGTATTCTTAATCCTAATAAAAAAAATCTAATTTTAAAATTTATTTCTAAATCTTATAATCTACTTATTATTGAAAATAGTGTTTGTAAATTAATGTTTAATTTATAATATTCTATATATTATTAATAATTTAATATTTTAAAAAGTTACATTAAATTTATATTATAATTAATATTCTATAAAATTTATATTTTATAAAGTTACATTAAATTTATATTATAATTAATATTCTGTAAAATTTATATTTAATGAAATTATATTAGATTTATATATTATTAATAATTTCATTTTTTAAAAAGTTACATTAAATTTATATTATAATTAATATTCTGTAAAATTTATATTTAATAAAAATTTATATTATAATTAATATTCTATAAAATTTATAATTATTAATAATTTTATATTTTATAAAGTTACATTAAATTTATATTATAATTAATATTCTATAAAATTTATATTATAATTAATATTCTATAAAATTTATATTTTATAAAGTTACATTAAATTTATATTATAATTAATATTCTATAAAATTTATATTATAATTAATATTCTATAAAATTTATAT